CTTTCGGGCCCTCTCGTTCATTGGTACTCAACACAGGAGACTGCGATGGCTAAAACCAAGACTCCCTCTGGGATTTCTGTCACAGAGGTTATCGAGGTCCAGCTTTACATTCCACCCCGTGGCCGTAGTACAATGAATGGGACCGTGGTGACTGACGGTGTCGTCAGGTCGGTTAAACACGACCTTAATGAATCGGAGAAATCCGCCATTAAAGATCTTGTATCCACCTGGCTCAACGTTTCTAACGGCTAACCCTTGTTAGGGCGTGCCATTGTGCACGTTGTCACTTTAGGTCCGGACGGCTTAGGCCGTATATGAATCGTTCTCTGACCGCTAATATTGCTGTTAGCTTCGGAGAGTTCTTCATTACTCGGCTTAATACGCTCTCTCTTCTTTTATCAACCTAGTAGGATTAATGTATGTCCACTTATACCAAGAGTTCGCAAGTTTACTTCCCTTTTCGAAGAGGTACCATTGGCTGGCAAGGTGCGCAAGCCCTCTCGGATCCTGATCCGAGTTGGCAGGCGCCTCTCTTGTTTTCCACTGCGTACACCAACTTCTTACAAGGTGAGAAACGGGCGAACTGGAGGCAGATAGTGGCTCAAGGTGGTAATGCTACCACCCCCATGATCGCTAAAGAACTTAGTTGCACTAGTGTGCCTATGTTCTATCACGGTTTTGGAAACATCAATCCTACGACTAATGTCGTAAGCAACATGCGTAGGTTCAAGGCTCAGGTAGCACTCTCGTCGGGTGCTCCTTCGTCTATGCCCTCTAACGCTGTTGATAGTAAGGCTGATAATCTCGCTCGGGTAAAAGCCTCCCGTAAGATCGAACAGATCATGACCTCCTTTCAAGGTGGTGTATTTCTGGGCGAACTTCGTGAGACTTTGAGAATGATAAGGAATCCTGCACAGGCTCTTCGTCGTGGTGTCGGCAACTATCTGGATGCCCTCAAGAGAAGGCGTCGGGGAAGTCGGTCACAACGAGAAAAGATACTGGCGGATACATGGCTCGAGTACAGTTTCGGTTGGGTCCCATTCATTAACGATTTGAACGATGCTAGGACTCTACTGGCTCGTCGTGCGAAACAGCTTGAACAAGAACTTATCGAGTTCAAGGCTGTCGCATCTGAGGCAGTTGATCTTGGGCATTTTCTTCAATCGTATTCGTCTGGTATTACCCTCCGATGGTACCTCCACGATAAACGATCTTGCATAGTCGTTTACGCGGGAGCTGTGAACTCTGCGGCTACTAGTCCCGGTCTTATTAACTCCTCGGCTCTCGGCTTATCACCGAGATCCTGGGCGCCAACACTCTGGGAACTATTACCTTGGAGTTTCCTTTTCGATTACTTCACTAATATTGGTGATGTAATACAAGGGTGGTCTAATCAGACTACATCCATTGCCTGGGGACGGCAGACGACTATTCAGCTTTACGAAAGTAAGGCCATGGCCGTTCCGCAGTCCCCGCCAGCTACTGGATGGGGTCAGACTTATTCCGAAACCTTTGTTCCTGGCGAGTTTCATGCTCAATTAAAGCACGTCACCCGTAATCCTATTTCTAATATAGGACCACCGAGTTTCGCGTTTGAGATTCCTGGATTTAGCACTAAGTGGCTGAACATTGCCGCTTTAGCTGCGTCCCGGAAGCGCCTTGAGCCCTACTAACCTTCCTTTCGGAGATCAGTAATGACTGTTATAGTCACTTCGCCCTTGACGGGCGCGGCCCAGACTGGGTTCACAACGCCGGCATATACCCTTATGACGACGAGTGCACCCGACGTCAACGCAAAACAGTATGCGGTCACCGGTCTTACCGGTACGCAGACTGGAGTTGATGTCCATTCTGCAAGTCGTCCGTTCACCATTGCCTACTGGTGGCCGAAGGCTCTCAAAAGCCTTCAGTACATGGTCGGCATGGTTAACCCGCCACCGCCTGCGAAGAACGTTTACAAGATTATCACCCGCAAGGGTGTTACTTGTCACGCTAATCTTCCGTCTCAGATCGCTGTTATGACGACTGAAATCGTCATTCCGGCGGGTTCTGACACGGTCGACGCGCCGAACGTTCGCGCACTTCATGCGGCACATATCGGCGCCCTTTCTCAGCAGTCAGCTGGGATTGGCGACAGCAGTGTTACCGGGGTTCCCTAAGTTTAAGTTGCCGAAAGGCATCTTGGGCTTAGTGGTCTTCCTCGGTTTCATTGTCGTCTTTGCGACGAAGTGCTCATATGATCCTACCTCAGTTGCAGAGAGTTTAAAAGCTCTTTTCAACTAGAGTTAGCGGTGAGGTTAAATTGAACGGAGATCTGTATGGGCTATAACCCGTCTGCTCTTTTTTCTTGCCTTTTAGATGACATCGCTCCAGTTCTCGGTGATACTATCATTGAACGCATTAAAGCGGGCAAAGAAGTATTGCCTTGGCTGGGGATTAGTCCAAAAGAGTTCGCGTGTGTCGCTCTCTCTAAATCATTCTACAAGAAATATGTAGACATGGTCGAAAGGGATTCCGACAAGCGCGCACTTGAGAAGTTCCTAGCGGTAAACGCTAGCTGCTCATCCTGGGCTAACAACTGTAATACGTCCTGGGACGAGATTTTGCTCGGCGAGCTTAAGCGCTCACTGCACAATTTCTGGTTCCTTGACGGGCTTACTAGTCTCATAGAGGAGGATTCCCAGATCTGGGAGGAACTCCGCTGTGGGCCTGGGGCGAGCCTCAACGCATTATCGTACGACTTCTATTCGAAGTTGTTCAGTAGTCCGTTGAGTGTTACAGACGGTAATATCTACCGGTCTTACCGGAATTATATTGCAAGTAATCCAAAATGGTCAGCTGCGGAATCTTTCCGTGCAGACAACTATGGATCTGCCTATATAGTTGAAGGTAACCGCTTATCTTTTGTCCCGAAGCAAAGGGATATTTCCCGTATCATCTGTATCGAGCCGACACTCAATATGAGTGGACAGCTCGGTATCGGTGAGCTCCTGTCACGTCGCCTACGCCAGGTCTATGGAATAGATCTGTCTAAGCAACCTGATAGGAACAAGGAACTCGCACGACTCGGTTCGATTGATGGATCTTTCGCTACGATTGATCTATCTTCCGCTTCCGATTCGATGAGTATGAGGATGCTTGAAGAGGTTTTGCCTCCAGATTTCTTCTGGTGGCTCTGCCAATTCCGCTCTCCTTCTGCTCAGCTCCCTGACGGGAGTCGGGTGGAGTTGAAGATGATCTCAACGATGGGTAATGGTTTTACCTTCCCATTGCAGACCATCCTCTTCTCCTGTATCGTCTCAGCAGCAGCCCGTGCCAATGCTGTGAAGCTTTGGTGGCCACGCGGTGACGATCTTGGGAACGTTGGGGTTTTCGGTGACGATATTATCATTCCAACAGGGGTCCATTATAGTTCCAGAGCAGATGGCAACATCTGCGAGGTCTATAATGATAAACTCCTTAGGGATGTCTTACGTCTCCTCGAACTACTCGGCTTCAAGATCAATGTTGAGAAGACCTTCTATGAGGGTCCTTTCCGCGAGTCTTGTGGTGGTGATTTCCTCCACGGATCATATGTTCGTGGCGTCTATATTAGGACGCTAAAACGTATGGAATCGCGTTATGTTGCCATAAACCGCCTGAATCATTGGTCAGCAATGACGGGAGTGGTGCTTAATCGCACCGTCTCCTATCTTCTCCGGACGGTACGGTTTCAACCCGTGCCGCTGTGGGAGAACGATGACGCTGGTATCAGAGTGCCGCTATCGCATATAAGAAAGCAACTTAAGCGTTCCAACAGCCTGCAGTCTTTACTTTATAGACGCAGCATTGTGAAGCCTAGGTCGTTAATTATAGGTGATGGCATCATTCTTGGGAAGCGCGGCCTGATATACAATCCTTTAGGATTGCTGGTCGCCTTCCTTAATGGCACACTTAGGGACGGTAGAATCGGCGTTAGAAATAACGTCAATATCTACTACCAAGCAACAGGTGTTGCTCCTAACTGGGAGCACTGTTGGGCGG